ACAGCAGCTGGGGTTTGATACTCAACATCATAATAGTTTATTCCAGATACCTCTGGTGTTGTTTGCATAAGATAGGTTGGAGACTTTGTATATAGTGGTTGCTTTTGAACTAAACCATTTAAAAATTCTCTATCTTGATAGAAGTAGTTTACACTTCTTTCTTTTAAAGGTTTTACAGTAGCATGTATTTCTCTTAAGGTTGCTGGAGTGTTAGAAGTTATTGATGGATTACTTTTTGGAGGATACAAATTAGTTATTTCTTGTGGAAATCTAGAAGCAAAAAATCCAAACTTTGTTCCAACGGTAATGTCATTAGGTATTGTTGGCCTTTGTCTCATACCAGTAATGTGATTAACCGCAGGTGCTGCCCAACCATTTGCTGATGGGTTAGTGGTTTCGTCATATTCTGTACCAGGAATTTTCCATCCAGTTATCTCAACGTTATTTATAAATGCTAACAAAGAATTTTTTGGTGATGCAGTTGTTGCATCTTCTCCATCTTTGCCATCTGTTAAGTAGTGAGCAACCTTTAAATTAAAACATTGATCTATATCATAAGAAAAAGTAGTTGTATCTCCAGTAACAGTTTCCTTTAATACTTTAGCAAAATTATTAACAATGCTAACGCACTCAGCAGTAACATCTGCCCAGCCTGTAACTATTCCTAAATCATTATATATAATAAGGCTGTAATCATATTTTTGTGGACTATACAAGTTTCCTGTTTTTGGATTAACCCTACTGTATCTAGCAAGTTCTATAAAGTATGATCCTGAACTATCACTTGTGCTTGCCATATTAAAAAATAAACCCGCTGCTGCGCCACCTTCTTCAGTAAATTTAAACTTAACAGAATAAGTTTTATATCCAATATCTACCTCTGATGTTGGATATACTAAAGATTTATTAGTAGATACAGCACCTACTGCAACAGATTTTACTTCTGGCATCTTTGGATAAGCAGTTTTAGTACTAACAATTGAGGTATTAGATGAAGAACTATATGTTTGAAGGTTTAAAGTCAAAGATTTTTCTGATAAACCCTTACTTGCCAGTGTTGTTATTTTTATATGATCCCTAGGAACAGTTCCAAATAAACCACGCTCTACATTAGTTATTTTGCCAGTAGGGGTTATCATAACATCATAATCTGCAGAAATATATGCCTCTCCTCCTGATACATATGTTCCTGTTGCTTTCCCTGACACTTTAAATGATGTTGTAGTTCTTTCGCTAACAATGCCCTGAACATTATAGACAGATGGAACAACTCCAGTAATCATTACCTTATCTCCATCTTTAAAAGTATTTGTTGATGTATAAGTAATCTTAGTTCCATTTCCAGAAGCAGATGTTATTGTGGCTGTTGATATTCTAAGACCAACACCTTGTTCTTTAATAAATCTATCTATCTCTGAAGTTAAATTAATATTATTTTTAATAGATACAGATCTTTCGTCAGATCCATCAAGACGTGACAGATCGTACTCCTTATATGCAAAAGAAACAATTTCATTGTCAATAAATGCAAAACCATCATTACTCATATTAAATGTATGGAAAATATCTAGTAAATCATTATTATTGAGTTTAAAAGTGTTGGAGTTTTTAAGCATGTCTTCATCAAGATAATTAAATCCAACAGAATCAACAGTTTGCTGACTCCAAACAACATCATTTGAAGTTGTGTATATAAAAGAAGGTGAATTCTTTATAGCATCATCTGTTACATTTTGAAGAGATGGCGACTGCTTAATTTTTGGTGTTTGATATCTTAAAGAAATTCTTCCTGGTTTAGCATTATTTGATATATTAAAGCCCTTCTCCATAATATCTCCATCAACCAAAGAAATGTCAGATCCTGAAGATGAAAGTATGTCCTGCAAACTTAAAAACTTCATAACTCCATACTCATCAATATATGCGCCAACTTGATAAGCTATAAATAATTCATTTAAACATTCCATAATAGTTGAATCTTTAGAATTACAATAATAATAATAAAGATTTACTGGGGATTTTGAGCTGTCAAATATTCTATAAAGAGAGTCATAGTCATAATCTGTAAATCCAGATAAGTCTAGGATGTTTGTTATAATATCAAATGGCCTTTTTAAATTTACAACATAGTCTGCTACTGGTATTGATTGCAAATACCTAGAAACATCAAAACACTGAACTGTAATATTTTGAATATCGTTTTCAGTCCAAGAGTCTGAATAGAAAACTCCGCCAGGTATATAGGTGCTTGATGTTGTACTTGATCCTGATGTTGAGTATGATGCAAGATTAAAATTAATATAAAATTTAATATTTTTTCTTAGCATATTTGCTAATATTGTAGATGATTGATTGCTTTGGCTAGAAAAGATTGGGACTATTGTTGATCCAATCATAGCTGGTATTCCAGATAAAGTAATTTGAGCATCATTAGTGTTTAGAGAAGAAATTGGTAGTAAGTCATTATCTCCATCTAAAGATTTATTGAGAGATACAGACTCAACAAAATCTGTTAAATCAATCTCAAGTCTTGGTGATAGTTCAATTAAGTGCATTCTTTGTAAGTCTGAACCAATATTGGTTGACGTATTTGATGAACCATTTAATGAACTAACTGCTGATTTTATACTACAAGATGTTTGATCTACTGATATTTTTTTTACATTTACTGAAAGAGAGAGTTCTCCAGAAGAATTAAACTTTGGCATTGTTCCCCATTTATCAGTACTCCAAGAAGATCCTGTCCAATATAAAATAACAACCCCGTTACTGTTGACAACTATTGATTGAGAACTTGTTGATTCAGTGCCACCAGAGATAGTGGTTATAGCAACGCTAACTGTTGGAATAGTCATTAATGTATTAAATTTTAAAACTATTTTATTTGTTGTTATTACTTTTTCATAAATGGCTGTAATAGTTCTTGATGTAGCATCTGATACAAAATATTTATATGGAGATATGTCTGTTGGTAAAGCATTTTTGATAACAGGTATTGAAGGCGAAGGTAAATAAAACTTAGGGTTTTGAATAATTGAACTTATTGGCATATACTTGTTGCCATAGAATCCTCCACTAAGTGTTTCGCTAGCAAGAATTTTTGAAGATATTCTTCTATAATTTTCTGGGAAGGTAGAGTTAGTGTCTCCTGACCCTACGTATGACTCACCTGGTCTAAAATATGTAAATGGTATTTCTGTTGGAAATAAAGAGTGGTTTTGATAATCAAAGTAGGTAGTAGCATATACTTCAGGTACTGTAAAATATACCGTTGGATTATTCTCTGCACCGCTTATAGAGTTAGCTGTGATGGTGTATACAAAGCCTGCAAAGGTGTTATCAGCGCTTTGGGAACCCACATAGGTAATAACCTTGGTCCATCCTAAAGAGTCTGCTTCAACCTGCTCAGAGCCATATTGAACGTCTGTTCCTATTCCTGATGCATTAATCATTACTGGGATGGAGCTACTAGTCTTTATATATGTAATTATTTTATATGCAGAACTAGATCCATCTGATACTGTGTATGATCTTTCACCAGTACCGTCAGACATGGCAAAACTTTTAGTAGTAAAGTTAGGCTTAGCTCCAGATGTTACATCAGTTGGTAGGGGAGATATTGGAGTTACAGTTATTTTTGTACCATTTCCAGCGGTAGTAATGTATGGAGAATTAAATAAATTATGATTCCACTCTGCAGAAACTACTGGTGTCAAAGTGATTGAGTCTGAGCCTGTAAAGACTGAAGAGCTGACATTACTTAGCATTAGATCTCCGTAAAGTCAATGGTCATGTCAACGTAATCTGACAACCTTGTTCTGTTAATAATGCTTTTATTAAAAGATTGTATAAAAACATTATATACCTTAAACCCAGTTTGTGCTGTAGCAAATGTTCCAGTAGGGAGTGTTCCGATTGATGGGTCTGGATCAAGTTCAGAACTTACTATCTTTAGGTGTATTGGAATTCCAGCATTGGCTTTATAAAATGATTCAAGCCAAGCTGCACTATAATTTAAGTCAGCTGTTTCAGATGTTTTTGATGGAACATATGACCAAGAAACTGATATGTTATTTTTTTGAGCAACAACATATTTTCTCATTTTACCATTAGCCATTCTTGCCTGGCTTTCAATAATAAATGGAGTTATTTCAATTGGATTTCTGTTGTGATCTGTAAGTTTTTGCCATGGCCCATTAGCACCAGTTAAGGACAACTGTATTCCAGCTTCAATTAAATACGCCATTACAAACCAACCTTATTACTCTTATTATTCTTGCTTACTTCAAGTTTTAGCTTTCTTATAACTTCATTTGCTACGCCTTCGGCATTTGCATTATTACTTGTTACAGGCATATTTATATTATACACTGTACTGCCAGAGTTTGTGCTAACTGTTGCACTACCGTTATTAATTGCATCCATTGTCTTAACACCATAATCTTTTACAGATGATGCATTTACGACATATTCTCCATTTGAAACTCTAATTGATCCTCCACCAGCATAACCAAGTGTTGCTCTGATTGAGTCTGACTTTCCAGTTCCTGGTCCTTTTATAAGTCCACCCATTGCATACTTTTTAACTAATCCACCTTTTGCTTTTTGATCAACTTTGAGTGTTTTACCATCAAACCCAGTAATTATAAATTTTCCACCAACCAAAGATTCTAGTTCGGACCTGTAACGCTGAGCTGATTTTTGTCCATAAGGAGCCATAAATTTTTTATCAGGGAACATCTTTGATGTAGGAGTAACTTTTCTTCCAAATAAAGATGCCTCTAGTAACAGCGAAGAGTATGGACCACTTCCATAGCCAGGAGCAAAGAAACTTGCTATACCCTTATCAGATGAAAACGATGCCCTTCGCATTATAAAGTCTTTGCCTAGTAGTGCAGAGAAGTCTCCAGTTTCTCTAGCTTTTTGAATAGCTTCAACTATGTGCTTTGGAAGTGTGTCTGCTACAGATTGAGAAGTCATTCCTCTATATAACTTACCTCTATAAGGTGTAGCTACAGATTTAAAAAGTGACTGAATACTTAGTGGATGAGAATTTAATCTATTTTTAGCTTCATACTGCATTCTAGCAAGTACTGCTTTGTCTCCTGCCATATATCTTTCAATTAGATATCTAGGATCATTAGAGAACTGTGGTGAAATTCCTACTAGTTGCTTGCCGCCTCTTTTAGAAGGTATGCTGTATGAAAGGCTTCTACGTACTCCCTCTGATCCAATATCTGCTTTACCAATAAATAGTGGACCATGCAGAGGATCTGTATTTGTCCAATCATACTTTTCAGTTGCAGGTGAATAAGGACTTGGCTTTGTCCATTTTGATGTTAACTTCTCTATTTTAGATGCAGATAGTGCTGGTGCAGTTTTTCCTAAGCCAATGCCCATAAAATTAAGTGGCATTAATGCTGCACTAAGACTATCTCCTTTTCTTCCTTGTCCAGCAAACTTTCTAAGCATTGCAACAACACCAAGAGGATCTCCACCGATTGGTGATTCATCATGAGCTTTTGTTAAGTTAGCAACATATCTTTGGAAAGCATTTTGTTTTTTACCATACTTTGGTCTTGATGCAAGTCCACCGTCTTTATATCCAAGTTCTTTAGTCATTACTCCAGCTGCATTTGAGAATGCTAACCACTTTGCATACATAATATCTTCAGGCGCTCTTCCAGAACTTACCCTGTTCATTATTCCACCAGTAAGTCCTTGGGCATTCATTAGATCCCCTAGGTTTTCTGGCATAGACTTACCTATTGCTTTAGATAATCCGTAATCTTGCCACTTAAGAGATTTAGGTCCCCTGGTAAAGTCTACATACTTTCCTCTAGGTGCACTAATAATCTGGTTCATTGATCCAAATGATTCTCCCCAGTTGTTTGGAGAGTTATATCCTGATGCATAAAGTCTTGCTTCTGATTTTGAAGTTGTTCCAAAGAATCCCATTCCATAGTGTGGGTCTGTTGACATTGAGCCATCTAGAATGTTTGTGCCTTGTAGATACTCTTCTCCACGGTGTCCTACAGGCTGTGAGCCATGGAAAACTCCAGACTTAATCATAGAGTTAACTTTTCTTTGGTTTAGCATCTGATTAATTTTATTTGGAAGGTAGAAAGCTGACTTTCCTAAGTTACCCATAATCTTTGATCCAAGTCCAGATCCTAAAAGACTTAGTGGTATCTTTGCTGCACCTAAATTGTCACCCTTTTTACCTTGTCCAGAAATAAGTCTTAGAAGGTGTGCTGTTCCAAGCATTTCAGCAAGTGGGCTACCTGATATTGATTTAGACCACTTTTGCATAAATCCATCTTTAGCGCTTCCGCCATCTTTAAATCCTGGAACTAAACCACCGTTTGCAAACCTCCCAGCATTAAGTTCATCAAGTGTGCCTACACCATACTTCTTAACAGATTTTGCTTTAACTACATACTCACCATTTGAAAGTAAAGCTGGGATGGAGTCAGATGTTGCAGTACCAGCACCTCTAATCATTCCACCACTAGCGGCTTTTTTCTTTGGTTTTGTAGCCTTAGATACCTTTGCAGACTCTTCCTTAGTAAGTTTAGCTCCATCCCTAATTGCTTCTGCTCTAGCTCTTAGTCTATCAATTTCAGCATCTTTCTTTCTTAGCTCTGTTTCTTGATCAAATTCCATCTGTACATTTTGTGCCTGCTGTTGAAGAGATGCTGCTCCTATATAATCTCCTGAAATTTTTGCTAATACTGATTGTTTAGCAAGGTCTGCAAGTTCTTGTTGAAGATCTATTTGTCGTTGTGTTTCATCGTTAGCGCTTTGTTGTGCATCACGTTTTTCTTCAAGTCCCTTTATTTCTTTTTCTAGTATATCAAGATATGCCTTTGAAGATGCACTTAAACCATCTACTCCATCCCCATAATCTTTATAATCATCATTACCATTTAAAGCGTCGTCTAGCGCTTTTCTCTGTTCTGCAAGTTTATTAATGTACTCTTTAAAATCTTTGCCTTTCATTAATGAATCTAGTAGCATAGCATCAGTTGCATAACGACGTGCTAATGCTCTCTCACGCTCATCTGGAAATAAATCTGTTCTAAGATCATCAAGATTTTTACCATCAGCAGCCAACATCTCTAAGGCAAGATGCATCATTGTGTAATCAGCAGCTGTTGCTGTTGCAGCCTTTCCACTTTCCTTAATAATACGTTCTATTAATGCAAATCTTTCAATAAGTATGTCGTCTCCACTTGCTTTTATTGCAGCCTGTAATGCTAATATTCCAGTCTTTGCATCAACTGATGATCTACTAAAAGCTTGAAGTCTTTCTTGTATTTGATTAAATGTAAATGCTCCGTTGCTTAAAACTCCGAAGAAAGAAAACATTTGATCTGAAAGAGTCTTGGCGCTGGGGCGTAGCTCGTCGTAATCTTTCGCAAGATCTCCAGTTCGTCCCTCAAGAAAAGCAAAAGATCCACCTGCCTTATTAACTGCGTCACCAACTTTATTAAAGCTTGCTTCTGTAGCTGCTGAGACATCTACTACATCTTTAGAAATAGATTTCCAAACTGCCCCAAACTCATTGGCTTTTCC